GGGGAATGTGAACAGCCTGATCCTTCATCAGGTGATGCATTTGGTACTAGCGTAGCTATAGGCAGTGGACGTATTGTGGTAGGTGCATATCTAGCAGACGAAAACGGTGTGAACAGTGGATGTGCTTATGTTTATGATTTAGACTGTAATTTTATTACCAAGTTGATAGGTTCTGACACAGTGGAAGGCGATGCTTTTGGTTATGCAGTTGCAATAGGTAACGGCAAAATAGCAGTCAGCGCACGTTATGCAGACGCAGGTGCTGAAAACTCAGGTGCTGTTTATGTATATGATACACCATACAATTACACCATGCACGATGCACTAGAATATCACAAGGGAGAAAAATAATGGCGCTTTACGCAGGAACAACCAAAGTTGTAGCAGATGATTGTGCGCTGGGATTTTCTCACTTTGAAAAGCCAGCTGGTACTATAGCAGCAACACAAGTTGTGGTGCCAGCATATGCACAATTAGATGCAAGCGAATATACAGGTTACAGTGTTGCTTGTGGTTACGGAAAGATAGTTGTTGGAACTCCACAAGTAGAAGGCCCTGGCTTCACTAGTGACGTAGGTGCAATTCAAATAATGGACTTAGACGGTTCAAACAAAATAACTGTACAAGCAAGTACTCCAATTACCAATTCAGATTTTGGTGGTAGAGTAGCTATACATTCTAAATATATTATCGTAGGGTGCCCAACAATTAGTACTAATCAAGTTTACTTGTACAATCATGACGGAACAGGCGAAACTATACTGGTAGGACCAGAAACAGACACTCTCATCTATTTCGGATACTCTATTGCTGTTGTACACAACAAACTAATAGTTGGAGCATACGGAGAAGACACAGGTACTACTGACAGCGGCAGTGTATACATATATGATCTAAGTGCAGCAAACATAGCAAACAGTGTGATTAAAATAAGCAACCCAGATCCTGAGGTTAGTGGTTATTTTGGAAAAAATGTAGCAGGCGGCTGTGGAAGATTTGTTGTAGCTGCTGAAAATAATGCAAATGGCAATGGAAGTGGCGATGGTGTAGCTTATGTGTATGACTTGCATGGAAATTTAATTAAAAAAATAAACACTCCAACCAACGAAGGTTTTTCTGGATTTGGATCAAACGCTAACACAACCGCTGTTGGAAGTGGACGTATACTGTTAGGTGCTCCGCGTCAAGACAGAGGCAATGTATACAGTTCTGTAGGTGAAGTGTGGATGTATGATCTAGACGGAAACTATATAAAAACATTGGAATCTTCTGAATGGTCAACTTCAGGATATTTTGGTCAAGCTGTCAGTGTTAATGAAGGTATCATAGCAGTAGGAGAAACTAACGGAAATACAGGTTCAACGAATGCCGGCGCAGTACATGTTTTTGATTTAGATGGAAATCTATTGGAAATTTTACCTGCTGCTGATGTCGACAACGACGACTATGGATATGCTATAGCTATAGGAAGCGGTAGAATTGTAGTAGGTGATCCTTTTTACGACGATTCTCAGACTGATCAAGGTGCAGCCTATATCTACACATTCGAACAAAATTTTAACACCTTGATAGATCAAACAGGCGAAGGATACGTATAATGGCTTTTAGAGATAATAACACAAACACAGTAATACTAGATGAAAAGACAGCGTATGCTTTTAACACAGATCAACCCACAGGCACTGTTGTCTCAACTGTTGAGGAGGGTAATTATGCGGGTAACAACTCAACATACGGCGGCACTGAAGTTAAAATAGACTACAATGCTGGACAAATAATACAAGGTTCGCCAGATTATGTCTCTAGTAGAGGTGGTGCGAATCTCTCAAGTGTTCTAACAATCCCCAACACATCTGATGAAGAGTTGTTTTACGATAATACAAATCCCGCAGGCACAAGAATGGGTGAAAGTGTTGCCATTGGACACAACTTGATAGTATTGGGTGCACCGCCAGATGACACAGCAGGCACCAACAGAGGGGCTGTTCATGTTTATGATCAATCATTAATAGGTAACAGCGTTGCCGCAACTAAATTTGTATTGACAGCAGATGACGGCGCGGACGGTGATGCATTTGGAAGCGATGTAGCAGTAGGCAATGGCAGAATTGTTGTAGGTGCCAATTACAGTGATGCAGGAGGAACAGATAGCGGTGCTGCTTATATCTATACACTAGGTGGTAATCTTATCAAAAAGGTAATACCCACAGACAGTGCGCAACAAGATTATTTAGGTACTAGTTGTGCAGTAGGCAATGGCAGAATTGTTGTAGGTGCTTATGGCAACGATGACAATGGTTTAACCAGCGGAAGTGCATACATATATGACTTGTATGGCAACAATGAAATCAAGATCAATGCGCCAGATGGTGCAGCAGGCGATAGCTTTGGTAAAAGTGTAGCCATTGGCAATGGCAGAGTTGTAGTAGGAGCTCCACTAGCAGACAACGGTAGTAACAGTAATGCAGGTGCAGCTTATGTTTATGATCTGCTAGGAAATTACTTGTTCAAGCTCACAGGCACAGGTACAGCAGAACACTTTTTTGGAACAGATGTAGCTGCTGCATCTGGTCATATTGTTGTAGGAGAACCTGGAAATGATTCTAGAGTTTATATATTCGATGCTAGTACAGGAAGTTTGCTAGATAATACACAGGTATTGTATGGCTTTGGTCAAGTCCAATTGCCTGATCTAGGTCACAGAGTTGCAATAGGTCAAGGAGTAGCTGTATTCGGAAGTACATATAGTTCAGATTACGGCTGGTATGCAACTTTAAGTTTGAATCACAACACAGTGCATTACTTAGATTTACTAAATGAAACTGCCTTATAAATACTAGTAGAATCAAAGTGTATTTGTAAGGACACACATGGCATACGAAAGTTCAAAAATAACAGCGGTACCGTATTTTTACGATAAACAACTGCGAAAATATATTCAGCAGTTTATTCGTATCTTTGCAGGTTTCCAAGTTGCTATGCACACCAATAACGAAGGCAACATTGTATATCAAACAGTGCCTGTGCGTTATGGTGATGTCAGTAGAATGGCAGCACACATTGTCAGAGAAAACAGTGAAAACATGTTGCAAACAACACCATTTATCAGTTGTCATGTAACAGGATTAGAAGTCGCTCCTCAGAGTAGAACATATCCACAGTTCGAAGAAACTCTGCCTGTATATGAGAAAAAATACAACGAAGTTACCAACAGTTACGAAGATGAAGTAGGAAACGTTTACAGTATTAAACGTCACCAACCTGTGCCTTATACAATGACTATGCAGGTAGATTTATGGACATCAAACACAGAGCAAAAACTACAATTATTAGAACAAATACTAGTGCTGTTCAACCCAACACTGAACATACACACCAATGACAATGCGCTAGATTGGAGTACACTGAGCTATGTTGAATTGATTAGTACAACATGGAGCATGCGAGCAATACCTAGTGGTGTAGACGATATCATTGATATCAGTACACTTACTTTCCAATTGCCTGTACTGATCAATCCTCCTGCTAAAGTTCTACGCAACACTGTTATTCATACTATCATTGACAACATCGACGAAGTAAATGATGCAGGACTAGAAAGTCTAAGAGCAGGCGGAAGTTACACTCCAATCTTTACTAGTTTCCAAGTTGTTACATTAGATCAACACAAGATGAAATTTGAAATCGACAACAACGGAAATGCTACTGCACAGTTGTTGAGCTTAACAGGCAGCAACCTAGACAGTGCAGGAAATGTGTTAAGTTGGGAAGATGTGTTTGAACCGTTTGGAGAGTTCAGAGATAGCATCAGTCAAATACGTTTAAAAACAACAGAAGATCCTAGCAATGTCACAAACGACATTGTTGGCAATATCACTGTGAACAAAGCAAATGCAAATCTACTTGATATTACTATAGACTCTAGTACTATTCCAAGTAACACACAAGGAACTGTGGATGCAGTAATCAATCCACAATTAAATTATCCTGGTGACGGAACACTTACTCCTGCTACAAACGGAGACAGATATCTTATTTTAACTGACTTGCCATTAGGTGCTCCTGCAGGCTGGGGAGGAAGTACAGCCAGTGTAAATGATATTATCGAATACAACAGCGGATCTTGGAATGTAGTATTTGACGCAAGTACAGTTACTAACATAGAATACACAACAAACACAACAACACTAGACAGTTTAAAATGGACAGGAACCAAATGGATTAACACATTTGAAGGTACATACAATCCTGGATTTTGGCGAATTTACATCTAATGATACAAGCAAGCGGAGGCTGTTTTCTGGCTCTTGACACAGGCAGAATAATGTTACAGCAAAGAAGTAAAACATCAAGTCATGCACTTAAATGGAGTTTTTGGGGCGGCAAAGCAGAACGCAAAGAACGTCCTGTTGAAACACTGTTGCGTGAATGCAAAGAAGAACTAGGCCCATTACCTGACATTGAAAAAGTTTATCCGCTACACACCTTTCTCAGTGATGATGGAAAGTTTACTTACAATGCTTTTTGTATCACAGTGTTTGAAGAATTTATTCCACAGTGTAATCACGAAAGCAGTGGGTATGCTTGGGTAGAACTAGGATGCTGGCCCAAGCCGTTACACAGAGGCGCATATCTTGTGTTACAAAACAATGAGATGACAGAAAAAATACAAACTATCTATGAACGTCAAAAAGACAAATTAGATTTGCCAAATTGGCTAGATACTTTCTAAACTTCCGGAAACAAACAATCTTCAATAAAATGTTTAACATCATCTGCAGGAAGTCCTAGACTTTCCATAACTTTAGGTGTATGGGGATTCTGCTTTTGATAATAACAATATCTATTTTGTTTTTCACGAATTAAAGCGGTATTGGCACTAGATGTAGTATACTTTGGAAGCTCAGCTAAGTATGTATCCAAATTGTCCAATGCCATAGTAATAACTTGATCTATTTCATCTTCTTTAACATTACTAGCAGCTACCATGTGTTTGCTGAATATTGCTTGCGCCCAAGGCGGAAGTTCTCTGGTCTTGCGCCATTCTAATTCACTCACAAAGTCGCCAAACAAGTTAACCATCGGGTGTTCCCAATCTAGTGTGGGCGAGTAATCATGAAATGCACCTGTTACTTTGTTGCGTCCACATACAATATCAAAGCCATATATAGGAGCATCATTATCCCAATTTGGAAAAATACAAATGTGTGTCATATACAAGCCTTTGCTTTCTCTTGCATCAACACTGTCTATGTGAGCTCTGCGAAAATGTTCTCCTTTGAACACACGATTGAGCCATCCAAACTCTGGATCATCAAACTGTTCTTCTCCCATTGATGCACATTTGTCGATAATAGCACTTTCGCACTCCAACATTTTTTCCCAGATTACACTCATTTTAGCCAAGCAATCTTTTTGCCACTATCTTTACGACTTTGCCATTCTTCTACACTGCCTGGATAACGCCATGCCCATATTGCAACCAATAACATAAATCCACCACTCCATAAAACTGCATTGATATTGTTTGTACTGATCCATAAAAATCCTAAACTGCTGGTCATTACTGCTACCATTGCATATTTGCCGTATGTTGGAAATACTTTCTTCTGTGTCCAATTGGTTAAAAACGGTCCAAACCACTTGTGATTGTATAACCAATCATGCATGCGTTTTGAACTTTTAGCAAAAGCCCAAGCTGCCATTACAAGAAATATACTAAACGGTATTCCTGGTACTACAATTCCAATATAAGCCATGCCTAAGCAGAAAAAACCAAATGCCATATAGACATACTTTTTAATGTTCATGATGCGTCCTTTATTAAATACTATGTTATTTAGCTAGTTGACTAATTGCACAAAACCATATATAATAATACAAATGGAGGCATGAATGCATATTGTAACAGGCGCTGCTGGTTTTATTGGCAGTAACATGGTTGCTTATTTGAACAGCCAAGGACATAAAGACATTATTTGTGCTGATACACTTAATCAACATAAAGTACAAAATTTAGCAGGTTTAGAGTTTGAAGATTTTATACACCCAGACGAACTGCTAAAAAGAAATTTAAGACAAGATACAGTTTGGCACTTAGGTGCTAACAGCAAAACCAGTAGTGACGATTGGGATAGCATATACCAAAGTAACGTTATGTACACTAGACAGCTATTAGAAACTGCACAAGACATTGTGTTTGCTAGCAGTGCCAGTGTTTATGGAGATAACGAAGATACCGAAGAAACTCCCAAAAACGAAGCACCTAAAAACATGTATGCTGCAACTAAAATGATGTGCGATAATTTACTTGTATCTAATACTGCACAAACACAAAGTTGGCGTTTCTTTAATGTATACGGCAACAGAGAACAACACAAAGTAAATGCAGGTATGGCAAGTCCTTACAGTAACTTTATACATCAAGCACGTAACACTGGTGTAATTAAACTTTTTAGAAACAGTCAACGAGTACACAGAGATTTCATTTGTGTTGATGATGTTGTTAAGATCATGTACGATTGTCATAAAAAATATCATCATTCTTTTATTTGTAACTTAGGTACAGGAGATACCTACAGTTTTCAAAAATGGGGAGAACTGATTGCTAGAAAGTACAATGCAGAAATTGAATACATCGAAGTACCTAAAGAACTTGAAGGTATCTATCAAATGTATACTCGCAGTAACAACAACAAACTTTCTAAGAAAATAGGAGACTACAAATTTATTACTCCTGAAGAATTTGTAGAGGCCAATCTATGAAAGTACTAGTAATCGGCGATATTATTGTTGACAAGTACATTTATGGTTCTAGTACTAGACTAAGTCCAGAGGCTCCTGTTCCTGTGGTAAATCAAGATCAAGTTAAAGAAACAATTGGCGGTGCTGGACTAGTCTACGAAAACTTGCGTAGTCTTGGAGTTGACACAGTGTTGTATGACTATGATCAACCCAAAAGTATCAAAACCAGAGTTATGTGTGATGGACATTATGTAACAAGAATTGACGAAGATTATCGTGCTGATGGATATGAAATACTAGAAGAATTACGAGACATCGACTTTGGCAATTACGATTACGTTATACTGAGTGATTACAACAAAGGTGTGCTAGACTTTGCTGATGAAATTATAGCAATGGCAAATAGTGCAGGTTGTTATACTATTGTAGATCCAAAACGACCTGCACACTATTATAAAGATGCATGGTTAGTAAAACCCAATCACCAAGAATACACTAATTTTGGATTTACTGATTGGCCCAGTAACATGATTATAACCAATGCAAGCGAAAGTGTAATAGCTGCAATAGACAAAGAAGTATATAATATTCCTGTAGAACCGGTAGAAGTCTCAGATGTCACTGGTGCTGGTGATTGTTTCTTAGCGGCATTTGTGTATGCAATTACACGAGGATATGATTATAAAAAGGCTGTCGAACTGGCTGTTAAAGGTTCAACTGAAAGTGTCAAACACGTTGGTACATACATTCTTAAAGAAAAAGATTTACAGAAACGTGTAATATTCACCAATGGTTGTTTTGATATATTGCACAAAGGACATTTAACATTGCTCAAAGAAGCTCGCAGTTTAGGAGACAAATTAGTTGTAGGATTAAATAGTGATGCAAGTGTTAAGCGTCTTAAAGGAAACAGTCGTCCTATTAACGATCAACAAACAAGACTAGAGCAACTTGATCTTATACCTTATGTAGATGAAGTAATTGTGTTTGACCAAGACACTCCATACGAATTAATTAAACAACTAAAGCCCGACATGATTGTCAAAGGCGGAGATTACACTGTAGAAGAAATTGTAGGACATGACTTAGCACCTGTGCATATTGTGCCCACAGTACAAGGACACAGCACAACAAAAATATTAACTCAGATTTGATATACCCTATCCCAGAAATGTTGGGGTTCACTTGTAATATTATATTCGTGTTCTTGTAATTTCCAATTGATCATACTCTGGTGATCATTGAATATAGGCTTTCTATCTTGTATTGAGAAGTCTACTGTACGTTTATCATCAGCTTGAAACCATTGGTATATTTTTTCAGCCAACCATAGATGATTGTCTTTACTTAAATGCATTATTCGTTTATCAATTTTTTCACCACTGTCTAAAAAATCTTGTTTCCATTCATAAACAGCGAATTCACTCACTTCTAAATCACTCAATGAGAGATCAACACTGTGCAATGGTTGACTTTCAAATCCTGCTATTACAAAAAAATTACGCCAATTTCTCCACTGTGCTGTTTGATATATCCAATGCAATACTAACTCTAAATGTATGTGTCCAATTTCACTTGCACTATCTAGAAAAATGTCTTGTACAAAATTTTTCAATGACTTTTTTTGTTTTTTTGAAAGCCTCGACCAGCCATTTTCGTGTAATCCTAAAATATTACTATAATTAGGATAATTCTTAAATAGCCATCGTCTAGTCACACTACTAGTTACAACAACAATGTAGTCTTCAGGTTTAATTTTTGTTTTCAACTCACTGATCATATACCAGATAAATTCGTTGCCAACACCATGTGTGCCATTTACTCGCAATTCATCACATCCTAATTTCTTAGCTAAATTACGTGTCCAGCACCAATCGCTAGTATTTTTAAAATTTAAATGATAATTTTCTTCATTAACAAAGCTATCACCAAATACCCACAGTGTACTCAACGTTGACTATCTCCTTTAGCAATACGATAATTATCTTCAACACTGTCAGGAGTGCTTACTTCAATAATAATACTGTTATCTTCCATAGCAATCAATTGGTGAGGCAACATTGGTTCGTTTCGCCAGGTTTCCCCTTTGGTCAATACAGTTGTTTCCATTTCAGCAGTTTGTGTATTCATAGTGTGCAGCGTAAAACTACCATTTAGAACATACCAACTTTCGTCTTTGTCTTTGTGAAAATGCATGCTAAACTTTGCACCTTTTTTGTCAAAGAACATTAGTTTACCGCAATACTTTTCGTTAGTAGCCCATATTAATTCACGGCCCCAACCTTTTTCTTGTACACCTTCAAGTTGTGTCATTGTTGTTCTAGTTTCCATTGTTCATGTTCAGGATGATTTTCAGATTCTCTTGGATCAGGAAGTGCAGTGTGCTTTTCATCTATGTTTAGTTCATATATAGCTTTTATAGGAAGTTCTAATCTGCAATCGTTATCTATATCCCAAAACGCTACAATTGCTTCCGGATCCCACCTCCGTTCATGAGGTACAACATCTTGTTCTAAATCTTCAGGTATAGTA